GAGAAATACTAGTATAAGTGATAATGTCAATAATTGTTCTAAAATTATTGGTATTCAATTTAGTATTTTATCTCCAGATGAAATCAGGAAAGGTTCTGTAGCTGAAATTACCAGTAGAGACACTTATGTTAATAATAAACCAGTTATTGGAGGGTTATTTGATCCTCGTATGGGTGTTTTAGAAGCCGGTTTAATATGTCCTACAGATGGTTTAGACTATATGACGACTCCTGGTTATTTTGGCCACATTGAATTAGCACGTCCTGTGTTTTATATTCAATACTTAAGTACTATTTTGAAGTGTTTACGTTGTGTGTGTTTCAAGTGCAGTAAATTGCTAATTAGTAAACAAAAATATAAACAAGCGTTGAATTTGCAAGGTGAAAATAGATGGAAATATGTATTCAAATTAGTTAGTTCCATAAAGCGTTGTGGTGAAGACACCGAAGATGGTTGTGGATGCCTTCAACCAACGAAGATTAGAAAAGAGGGTTTAGCAACTATTTATGCTGAATGGGTTAGTAATACAGAATCAGAAAATATTGTAATTAAAATTACACCTGAGATGGTTTTAAAAATATTCAAGCGTATATCCGATGAAGACGTTTCATTTATGGGGTTCAGTCCTATTTGGTCCAGACCAGATTGGATGATATGTCAAGTAATGTCTGTGCCTCCTCCTGCAGTGAGACCATCTGTTAAACATGACGCACAACAAAGATCTGAAGATGATTTGAGTCATATTTTAGTGAATATTATTAAAACTAATAAAACGTTACAAGAAAAAATACAAAATAATGCTCCAGCAAATGTCATTGATGACTGGACTACTGTTTTGCAATATTATGTGTCTACACAAGTGGATAATAAAATTCCTGGTGTCGCATCGGTTGCACAACGATCAGGTCGTCCGTTGAAATCTATTAAGGACCGTTTGAATGGTAAAGGTGGTCGTATGAGAGGCAATTTAATGGCGAAACGTGTGGACTTTAGTGCTCGTTCTGTTATTACAGCGGATCCCAATATCTCTATTCGTGAATTGGGTATTCCTATGAAAATTGCGAAAAATATTACTAAACCAGTTACTGTGAACAAACTCAATCGTGCATTTTTGACAAAACTAGTGCAAAATGGTCCGGATGAATGGCCTGGTGCGAAGATTTTGGAAAAGAAGAATGGCGAGTCTATTACTTTGCGTAATATTGATCGCAATTCTATTGTACTGGAAGAAGGCGATATTGTACACAGACATATGATGGATGGAGATGCTATTCTGTTTAATAGGCAACCTACTTTACATCGTATGAGCATGATGTGTCATATTGCTAGAATTATGAAACGTGGTGACACGTTTAGAATGAATGTGGCCGATAGACTTTGTGTCGGCAACAGGAGGCGTTAAAAGCGTGTAACCTCCTAGTGAATATCAATGATAATATTTGTTGATTATTTGCAACGTCGCCAAATTGACTGGAAGTTCCTTAGAGCCTTCACTACCACTCACTACAGGAAACGTCTGTGAGGAACACGATTAATAATCGTACCCAAAGGTAATAAAGTGAAGGATTGGATAATCAGCAGCCAAGCCCCTAAACTCGTTATGATAGAGCATGGGGAAGGTTCAGAGAGTAGATGACGACGGGTCTTAAATGATAGTTTAACCAACTTGATAAGGCACAAGGTGTACTCCACCCTTACTAGAAATAATAAGGATATAAGACAAAGCCATATAATGCGGATTTTGACGGGGATAAACTTTAAATGTGCAGATTTATCTTGTCCCCAACAGGGAGCGTGAAAAGCGTGTTACTCCCTAGTTAAATGATTTAAAGATAAAATATTTATAATAATTATAATGGAACCATCAAAATATTTAGAACTATCAAACAAAATTTTAGACAATCCAAACGAACGATATTGCGAAATATACAAAATTACTAATATATCAAATGGAAAAATATATGTAGGACAAGCAGTTTCTCATATATTGAACCATAAGAGATATAGACCATATGGACACGAAGGAAGATTTAGATGTCATATATCAGAAGCCTTTTCACAAAAGAAAAATCAGTCACACTATTTGAATAATGCTATAAGAAAATATGGTGTTCATGATTTTATAGTTGAATTGATAGAATATTGTGAAATTGTAGATGCTAATGATAGAGAAATACATTATATTAAAACATTTGATAGTTTATTTCCAAATGGTTATAATTTAAAAAATGGAGGAAGTGTATTTACTCATAGTGACGAAAGTAAAAAACGTGTTTCTAATGGTGTAATAAATTATTACAAAGATAAAAAGTTTGAAAGATTCAAAGATGTCCAAATTTTAGATGATAATATTGACAATTACATAAAACCATTGAAAAGAGATAATATACAATATGGTTGGTATGTATATATTAATAGAGTCAAAGCAGATTTTGGTGGTGTCCATATTTCCTTAAAAGAAAGTAAACAAAGTGCTAGGGAATTTATTATAAAATTAAAAGAAAGAATCATTTAGCAACGTATCCAAACTGCTGGAACTTCCTTAGAGCCTTCACTACCACTCACATATGGAAACATTCGTGAGGAACTCGTTTAATTGACGAACCCAAAGGTAAAAACGTGAATGGATTGGATAATCAGCAACCAAGCCCCTAACCTCGCTAATGGTAAGAGTATGGGGAAGGCTCAGAGACTAGATGTTTACGGGTTTCAAATGATAACTTGACCAGTTTGATGAAGCACAAGGTATAGTCCAATCCTTACGAGAAATCGTAAGGCATTTCCGCTGGAGATGAATCTTCATATGCCGCAGGACCCGGAGTCCGAGGCCGAATTAAGAAACTTAGCAGCAGTTCCTTTTCAAATAATTAGTCCAGCCAATAATTCATCCATTATTGGCATTTATCAAGACTCTATGCTTGGCTGTTATCAATTCACAAGAAAAGACGTGAATTTTACACCAAGAGAAGCAATGAATATCTTGATGATGTTTGACGGAATTAATGAGAATGAATTGTTAGCTGACTATGAAAAAAATAATAAAATATCAAGTTTCAACATTTTAACACAAATCACACCACCACTATCTTTGAAATACAAGACCAAAGGTTTTGTTGAAGACAAAGACGATTACAACACAACCAAGACAGGAGTTTTGGAAATCATTGATGGCGAGTATATTCGTGGCCAAATGACCAAAGACGTTCTTGCAGCAGGCTCAAAAGGTCTACTGCACAGAATCTGCAATGATTTTGGAAACATGGCATCTGCAAAATACATTGATGATTTACAAAATGTCATTACTGAATACATGAAAAGCAGTGGTTTCAGTGTAGGAATAAGTGATTTAATATCCGATAAAAAAACAAATGACGAAATTATTGACGTCATAACAAAAAAGAAAACCGATGTAAAAAATCTAATTGACCAAACACAAATAGGAATTTTTGAAAATAATACAGGTAAAACCAATGAAGAAGAGTTTGAAACTCAAGTAAATAATATTTTAAATCAAGCAACATCTGAATCAGGTAAAATTGGTTTAAAAAGTCTTGGTGCAAATAACCGTTTCGTTACAATGGTTAAAGCAGGTTCAAAAGGTTCAGACCTGAATATCTCCTTTATGATTTCATGTCTAGGACAACAAAACGTAGATGGTAAACGCATTCCATATGGTTTTGAACATAGAACATTACCACACTTTTCCAAATTTGATGACTCGCCAGGTGCACGTGGATTCGTAGAAAGTTCTTACATCAATGGTTTATCGCCACAAGAACTGTTCTTCCACGCCATGGGTGGTCGTGTTGGTTTGATTGATACAGCTGTTAAAACTTCTACAACAGGTTATATTCAAAGAAGATTGATCAAAGGTCTAGAAGATTTAATGGTAAATTATGACATGACAATTAGAACAAATAAAAATAAAATTGTACAATTCGCATATGGCGATGACGGTATTGACACAACAAAAGTAGAGAACCAATTTATTCCTATTGTTTCAATGAGCACACAAGATATTTATGCTCACTTCAATATTCCTGATGAAAATGCAAAATCCAAAGTATTATCAAATATATTTTTGAAAAATACTATGACACGTTTCAAGAAACAATCACAAAAAATGAATGAGATGTGTTTAAAATATTCAAATATGATGATTGAAATGCGCACTGAAATAATTCAAAACGTTTTCAAGAAGAAATCAGATAGTATCGTAAATTGTCCAGTTGGATTCCAATACATAATTAGTAATATTCAAGGACAATTTAATATTAATAGCACTTCTCTAGTAGATATTACCATAGTAGAAGCATTTGAATTAATTGAACAAACATATCAAAATTTGGAGAAAATTCATTATGTTGCTCCAACACTTTTGTTCAAGACATTATATTATTATTATTTATCACCAAAAGACTTGCTTATTGTAAAACGTTTTAATAAAGATGCACTCATGCTATTATTGAGCACAATTGTTTTGAATTACAAAAGAGCCATAGTTGCACCAGGTGAAATGGTTGGCATGATAGCTGGTCAGAGTATTGGCGAAGTTTCAACCCAAATGTCGTGTTCATATAGCAGTCAGCACAAAATTATTTGCAGGAATAGAGTGACTAATGAAATTTCAATGAAATCAGTAATTGTAGGTGAATTTTGTGATGAGATTATTGCTAATAATCAACATATAACGTTCAATACAGGACATGAAAATAGTGTTGAAACATTATTACAACATATGGAAAATGAATATTATATTGTAGGTGTATCTAAAGACGAAAAAACTAGTTGGAATAAGATTTCACATATAAGCAGACATCCGGTAAATGGAGAAATGATGAAAGTAACAACAAAAAGTGGTAGAACTGTTGAAACCACAACAAGTCATTCTCATTTAATTCGCGGTGAAAATCATCAAGTTGTTCCAATTGTAGGAACTGATATGAAAGAAGGAATGAGAATTCCGGTTTGTAAACACATTGATAATAGTTTTGTAAAAGACACAATTGAAATTAAAAATAAATCTTACAAACTTGACCACTTATTTGGTTGGTTTGTAGGTGCTTATTTAGCAGAAGGTAATTTAAATTACAACGAAATAGCAATAACAAATATTTCAGAACATTATATTAAAAATACCAAAAAATTTGCACAACGTTTCAATAAGGAATGTCGTGTAAGTGAAAAACAAGGTGAATACGGTAAATCTATTACAACAAAATTCAATTCAGCTGAATTAGCAGAATTGTTATTAAATACATGTGGTAACGGAAGTTTTGTAAAGCACGTTCCTGATTTTGCTTTCATTGCACCAACAGAATTCAAAGCAGGTTTATTCCAAGGATATTTTGATGGCGATGGTAACTTTCAATGCGATGATAAACATCATCAAATTCGTTGTTGTAGTAGAAGCGAACAATTAATCAAAGATATTGCACTTATTTTGAATTATTTTGATATTTTTGGAACTATGAAAACTGAAAATAAACACAATAAACCTCTTTATCATTTAAATATTAGTCCAAAATATGCAAGAATTTACAGCGAAAAAATTGGGAGTCTTTTACACGAAGAAAAATTAACTAAATTAATTGAATATGTTGAAAGAAATGATGCAGTATTTGTATCAGAACAAATTGACAAAATAAATGGTATGTCAGGTCTAGTAGCATATTGCGGAAAAACATTACAACTTCCTGGACAAAGTAGAATTTATGGTCACTATAAGAGGAATAACATAGAAAGCATTGGTCGTAGAACTTTAGAAAAATATTATGAAAAATTTAAAACTCATGAAAAATCACATTTAATTCAAAATGAACTCAAAATTATTGAGCAAAGTATTAATGGTAATGTTATTTGGGACGAAATCGTTAAAATTGAAATATACACACCTGACCAAAAAAATTTTGTTTATGATTTCACTGTTCCAGGCAATCAAACTTTTATGACTGATTACGGTGTCATTGTTCACAACACATTGAATACGTTTCATTTTGCCGGAGTGGCATCCAAGTCCAACGTGACTCGTGGTGTGCCAAGAATTGAAGAAATTCTATCACTCTCATCAGAACCCAAAAATCCATCATTAACTATCTACTTAAAAGAAGAAGAAGAAACACAAAAAGAAAAAGCACAAACTATTATGTATATGATTGAACATACTAAATTAGTAGAAATCGTAAAATCAATAGAAATATGTTTTGACCCAGATGATTTAAATACGTTAATATCTGAAGATAAAGATACAATTCAACAATACAGAGCATTTGAGAGTATGGTTGCAAGTTGTGCCGAAGTAAATTTAGCTAATGATGAAAATGAAAAATCAAAGTGGATTATTCGTATGGAAATGGATCCTGAAATCATGCTTGAGAAAAATATAACAATGGATGATGTCAATTTCACACTAAACAATTGTTATGAAAATCAAATTAATTGCGTATATTCAGATTACAATGCAGATAAATTAGTTTTTAGAATTAGAATGAATGAAGTAATTAAAAATAATTCAGGTAAATCAGCAGGAGCAAAAACAAAACTACCTCTTGATCAATCAGACCAAATTTATATTTTAAAGAATTTCCAAGATCAATTATTGCAAAATGTTGTGCTGCGCGGAATTAAAGGCATTAATAAGGTTATTCTTCGTAAGATAAAGGATAATGTTGTGGAGAAAAATGGATTGTATAAAAGAGAAGACATATGGGTATTAGATACTATAGGAACCAACTTGTTGGAAATTTTGGGCATTGATTATATTGATAACACAAGGACATTTAGTAATGACATTGTTGAAATATATCACGTGCTAGGCATTGAAGCAGCCCGTCAAGCAATTTATAATGAATTGGTAGATGTTATTGAATTTGATGGCGCGTATATTAATTATCACAATTACAGTGTTTTAGTAGATAGAATGACTTTTACAAGTAAAATGATATCAATATTCAGACATGGTATCAATAATGATAACATTGGACCAATCGCCAAAGCATCATTTGAAGAAACTCCTGAAATGTTTTTGAAAGCTGCAAGACACGCAGAATTAGACACACTGAAAGGAATATCAGCTAATGTAATGTGTGGCCAAGAAGGATTCTTCGGAACAAGTGTATTTCAAGTAGTATTAGATATAGACGAAATGATTAAGATGGAAGCCGCCGCGGAATATAAAAATGTTGATGTGGTTGAAGAGATTGATAAGTTCTTTGGTAATATAGATAATCCAAATGATACATGTTCAGTGAATAAAATTAGTATTCAAAATAATGCAATTAGTATAAAACCTAAGGATATGGGTGAAGATGATGATTACAATCCAGGGTTCTAGAAAACTGTAATTTATAAAAATATAAATATAATCA